GGAAGCCGAAATTGGTAGCGCCTGCACCGCCATACGCATAAGAGAACCTCTGCCACTGTGCCGTCAGGTTCAGAACCGGTGAGGTGGCTCCGTCCGACAAGCGTATCTGGAAGCTGGCGGCAGAATTTGCTCTGGCGTAAACGGATATAATCGTGCCGGTCGCAACAGTGAGCGACTGAAACATCTGGCTGTTGTTTGTGGTAGAGAAGCTTAGGGTCATACCCGTGGCGATGCCGCCAGGGCTTGTGATGACCGAACCTTTCGCCGCGCCATTGAACACCTGCCAGGCTGCGTTCGTGAAATCGGTTGCCCATAACACTATGTTGGTCCGCGCCTCCTCGATCAGCAGCCCTCGCAGCGCGTGCGTCACCGGGTCGTAGTCCCAGCGCGGCGTGTTGGCGGTCGCTGTCTGCAGCGTGCCCGTCGCATCAAAATACGTGGCTGTGCTGGCGCGAGTAAACGTGACACCGGATGGCATCGAGCCTGGCACCATGAACGGCAGATCGAGCGTCACACCAGGCGGCGCAGTAATCCGCACCCCGCCAAGGCACGCATCCACAGCAGGCGTGTCAGTGACGCATTGGCCATACGCCGCCGTAGGAAGCGCGACCCCAGCCAACAACAATGAGCGGCGGCCGATTACCATTCGCGCGCCGCGAACGCCTGCGCCGTCGTCGCGCCGATGATCGAATACGCCTGCCCCGAGGCTGGGCTCATGCAGAGGAACTGCGACCCGGCCGGGATCAGGATCGACGGCGGCCCCGCAATCGCCGTTGCCGTCTCCGACACCCACAGGCTGCCGGTAGACTGGTTCTGGATCATGCAGCCGTGGCGGCCGCCCCACGCCGGCATGGCCACCTGCGCCGTGCCCCCCGTGGTGATGGTACCCGAGCGGTCGGCGTAGCTGAGGGCCTGCGGCAGCGCCACGGCTGGCCACATCAGCAGCGCGGATAGGATTGAGACGCGGATCATGGTGTGCTCCGTCGTGGGATTTAGAAGTAAGCGGTCGACACCGTCTCGCCACTGCTCGGCAGTGCCACATAGCGGTAGATCGCCACCATGGCGTCGCGCACGTCGTTCGCGTCGGTCGTCTGCAAGCCGAACAGCGGGTCGAGATTGGCGGAGGTCAGCACGACGTAAGGGTCGCCCAGCGCGTTAGGTATATCGAGGCTGGTCCACCGAGCGATGCCGCGCATGACGAGGTCATCGTGCACCGCCTGCACTGCCTGCTGCGCGTTATCGTCGGCAGACAGCACCATGACGCCCTTGCGCACACGCGCCTCGAGCGCCGGTATGATCGCCGGGTCGATCGCCTTGCCGAGACTGCTCGCGGCATAGGCCACGGTCAGTTTCACGTATTCCTCGGTGAACGCGCGCGGCACGGCATCGCCACTCCACCACACGACGCCCTGCGCATCGAGCGAGGCATGCACCGATGCCACCTTATCGAGCATGAACGGCATGTCGGCGTTGAGCACTGTCGCGCCGGCGCGCACACGTCCCTCGAGCAGCGCCACAATCGCGGGATCGATCGCTTTACCGAAGCTGCTGCCCGCCATCGCCGCGGTGAGCTTCACGTATTCCTCGGTGAACGCGCGCGGGATGGTGCTGAGCGTCCAGGTTGCGATGCCCTGCGCGACCAGCGAGCCATGCACGCTCGCCACCTTGTCGAACGTGAGCGCCTGATCGGAGGGGATCGGCGTTTCATCCGAGGCGATGACACCCAGCTCGACCAGTGCTGCCGTGGCAATCGTGGCCTGCGGCACCGTCTCGGTGGCTGGTGTGCCGTCGGAGTTCAGCACGCCGAGTTCCACCAGTGCGGCGGTCGCGATATCTGCCACCGGCACCATCTCTACTAAGGTCGGAGAATCATCCAAAGGGACGATCCGCACGCCAAGGCGCCGGAGAGCCTGCTGCGCAATCGTCCCGATGGAGACGGTCATGTCCTACGCCACCACCACGGCATTGCTCGGCGGCGCTGTGGTCGAGCCGTGCGCGTTCTCGGCGGTGACGACGCAAGTCGCACTGTGGCCGGTGTCGGCCGAGGTGACCGGCAGCGTGGCGCCATCGCCGGGGATGTCTGTGCCATCCATCTTCCACTGATAGACATAGGCAGTCGGCTCGCCCTGCCAGTTCCCCATTGTGCACCGCAATTCGCTGCCGCTCTGGTCAACGAACGGCACATCGACGTTCACCGGAGGTCCTGACGCCGCGCCGCCATTTCCGTTGGCGGGAGGTGGCACATCAGGAGTCACCTCGGCACCCGGGTCGGCGGGGTCAACGCCCAACTCCACGTATCCCGCATCACGCAGCATGGTGTTGTGCTCAATGTTGTCGTAGACGCCGCGCGCCCCGGCCGATGCGGCGCTGTCCGGCGGCAGCACCACCGTGGCTCCCTGGATGCCGGCGATCTGCTCGGGCGTGGGCGGCTCGATACCGAGTTCGGACGCCGCCGCAGTGATGGACGCCGACACGGTCGGTTTGTTAGGCATGGAATGTCTCCTGTGTTGAAGGCTAGAGAAGCTTGCCGTTGCGGCGTGCGAACTCGATCGGGTCGGCTGCACTTTTGGTCAGATTGCATCTCGCGCAGGCCAACGCGATGTTGGCGATCCAGTTAGAACCACCGCGTGCCAGCGGGATCACGTGATCGATGTGGTAGCCGTTGCGGATAGAGACGCCGCAATATGCACACTTGCCACGTTGACGCTGGAACAAGGCTTTGAGTTCGTCGGCTGTGTGACGGCCTTCCGCATTTGCCATGCGAGCGTGGCGCGTCTGCGTCTGTGCCCTGAATGCTTCTGGATTGGCCTTGCGCCAGTTCTTTACGACCTCAGGATGCGCGGCGTGCCACTTCCGCACATTAGCACGCACCATATCAGGGTTGGCTTGTTTCCATGCCTTACGCTGCAGGTCGAGCCTTTCCTTGTTCGCCTGCCGATATGCCAAACCTACTTCCGGATGTGCCTTCTGATATCGCTTCTGCCTAGCATTAGCCTGCTCGGGATGAGCCTTCGCATATGATGCAGTGGTGACATTGGCACAAGCTATGCAGTTATAGCTGGTAGTAAAGCGCTCACTGAGATGCCCTATGCGTCTGCATCTCGATCCCGGGAAGAACCGGTTGAGCCCTTTAGCGACCGCCTCGGCGCGTGTGACAATTGGCCCCGTGTAGGGCACGTATGGTTTAGCCATCGATGTGCTCACCTCATGTCGGTGGTTAGAGGCCGAGAGGTGTTTCAGCACCTCCCGGTCTCGCTTAGTCTAGCACTGACTGTTATGCATCCGCAACGGCGGCGCTCCAAATCTGGAACACGCCGTTGTCGACTGGTTTCGTCGTATCCACTGTCGGGTCAGTGCCGAAGCGCAGTTTCTGCACGCCGCGGATTTCCTCCACGCCAACACCGTTCATGAAACCATAGTCGCGGGTGTTGGTTATCACTTTGGTTCTTTGCGCCCACGCGATGCCGATAGCCTGTGCGCCGCACAGATATGACGCGCCGCACTGGATCGTGCTGGCGACTACAGGCAGTTCCGGGATTTCGCGGATAATCAACCCGTCGTAAATCAGGTCACCAGCGGTAAACAGCGGGTTATCGCTCCCACGGTTCCAGGCGTATTGCAGCGCGTTGATGATCACCGGGTCGAGCATCAGGTCGCGGAACACGAGGCTTGGCACGAACACCACATACCATTCCTCATCATTGTTGATGCGTATCGGCCGGATCTTTGGTGTTGCGGTGCGCGCCATGCGTTTAGCGAGCGTCAGTTGCGCGGCGGTCATCTTGTCTGCGGTGTTGTCGACCGTGGCCAATGCAGTTGCATATACGTTTGACACTGCATTCGCTTTGGAGATGCCGAACAGGACGCGATCGGCATTGTTGGTTAGCCACGTATCGCGCTGAGCAGCGGTAGCTGCCGCGTAGGTGAGTTGCACATTGCCGTCAGCGGTGATCGCCCCGAGCGAGGTGATGATGTCAGTCCTGAGCTTATTAGCCGCCCAGTTCTTCAGCACGCTGCGGCCTGCCTGCAGCAGGTCGATGACCGACTTCTGTTCGTCCCAGTCCGACACCGCCACGGCGTGGCGAATGACGCTGACCACGACGTTCAGCGATCTAGCGTTTAATATTTCTTCATTACCCTCCAACACCGTATTGCCGGTGACGCCCGCGCCGGTCAGATTGCGGACGGTTGGGAATACGACAGTGTCGCCAGGTTTGCGCGTAAGATCAGTTTGCAACTGTATCATGGCATCCATAGTGGTGCCGAAATACGGTGTGAACTGGTTTTCTCTGAGGAACTCTACCCAGAAGTCACTTTGCCATTGTATTGGGGTTAAGCCCGGTCTTGCCGGGGTTAGGATCATGTCAGCCATTGTTTGGGGTTCCGCATTGGGATTGCGGCCCGCTTCGACGACCCGGACTCGATAGGTCGAACCGCCCGCTTGTTACGACCCGGCTACGGTCGGGCACCCGTTCAGTTCACCCGGCGACGGTTAGCCCCACTTCGACGACCTGGGACCGGTCGAAACGCCCGATTTACCCCGGCTACGGGTTAGGCACGGCTAGTAACGCACTGAGCCGCCAGCACCGTTGGGCCGCTTGCGGTTTTGTACAACACTGAGCACATCCTCGAGGCTCGGCTCGCCGGTCCATGCCCCTGCGGTGCGTCCTGCGACGGACCTGGCTGTGCCCAATGACGGCTGCATGCCGGCGGCGGGTGATGGCGGCGGCGCCTGCTTGGCCTCGGCCTCCCATTTGGCGCGCGCCTCTGCCTCGATCTTGGCCCTGAACGCGGCCGGATCGTCACCGACATCGCGCACCAGGCGCAGGCGATCGACCTCGCGGGTCAGCCACGCGTAGGGATGCGGCTGGCTGTAGAGCTTGCCGAACAGCGTCGGGTCCGCGTTGGCCAGGTTGCGGAACTCGTTGACGTACTCTGACAATTTCTCTTGCCCGATCTTATCGGCCAGCATCATTTCGGAGTTGTTGAGCCGCTCGTTGAGCAGCGCGGCCTGCTGCTGCTGGACGACGTGCTGCGCCCATCCCTGTGGGTTGGTGGCGGGATCGGGCGGCGGCTGTGGTGGTGCCTGGGGCTGCGGCGGCGGGGCGGTCGCGCGGCGCGTGGCCTCATCCAGTTGGCGTTGCAGCTCCTTGTGGCGGGTTTCGGCCTCGACCGCACGGGCTTTCCAGTCCTGGCGGCGTTGGCGTTCACGTTCCAGCACTTGCTGCGGGATGTAGCTCTTGCCGTCCGCCTCAAGCCGATCGGTCGGCTCCGCGTCGGCCTCGTCCTCGGGCTCCAGCTTGGCTGTGGCGGGCTTAGCGGCCGGCTCGGCCTTTGCCTCGGGCGCGGCCTTGTCGGGCGCTGGGGCCTCTGCAGGGGGCGCTGATGGGGCATCCGTGACGGTCGCGGTTTCGCCAGCGAGAAATGACTCGAGTTGTTCGTTGGCCATAATGGTCCTCGGAGATGCGTGTTGGTGGCGATCGGCTCCGCGCCCGGTTCGTCTGGCAGACGCGGAGCGCCGCCCTTCGGCCTCACCCGTGGGAGGAGTTCTCGGCCGTCAGTTCAGATGGCAGCGGTGG